CGCTACTCTTTGTCTGTGGTTCAAAATCAGAAACATTTTCAGATTGCTTCTTTTTTTCTTTTATAATGTGTTCAGCTTCATTAAAAGTAATTACAGCATCATCATCCATTGCAAATCCAAATTTCTTATTTGTTACTTTTGGAATAAAACAGTCATAAGCAGTATATCCATCTTTATTGCTATATTCTTTACCAGCAATACACCAATTCAAATAAATATCATTACAAATTACAGGTTTTGCATTAATTACAAATTCTTCAATAGTATCACCTTCTACTTCGTTGATAGTATCACTAATACCTTGTGCTTTTGCTAATGTCAAAATAGCTTTTAAAATATTCTCATCTCTATCAACTTTAATACCAGAAGGAAGTGTTTTAGTTTCAAAAGCATATTGAGAATATCTTATTCTACCTACTTGACCTTTATGTTTTCCTTGAGATTCATCTTGAGAGTTAATAAAGAAACCTTCAAAGTTTTCAATAGGTTCTGTTTCAATAGATAATATAAGATAATAACTTCCTTGATTATATCCAGGTTTCAAAGAAATGTCATAAATTTTACCCTTAATGTTTCCAGGGTTAATAGTTTTGGAAAGTCTTCCTTCCGAAATTTTGATGTTTTTTGTGCTTAAAGCCATTTTTTTAAAATTTAATTGTTAATGTTTAATTTTCGTATTCGTGAATTGTTTTTATTACTAATTGTAAGTCATTAGGAATTATAGAAGATGAAAACATATCCTTTGGTGATTTACATGTATTATCACCTGAATTTTGTGTTTCAAATATATAACTGATCTTACCATCTTTGTCTTTTTTTGCTTTACAAAATAGTACAATTGTAAATAATCCTTCTAATGTAAGTTTTTCATCTACAAGTCGTCCTATTGTTTTAGCTTTATATCTTTTTCTGTTTTCAATATCAGTGCCTTCTTCAACATGAGTAAGAAAGAAAACCATTAAGTTATCTCTTAAAGTCATAGGAAGTCTTGAAATTCTTGCTAATGTTGCACCAATTTGAGTAAATTTTTCAAAACCTTTTTCTTCTGCTCTATCAAAAAATTCGAAAGAAGAAATGTATTGAAAATCATCAACGATTAGATTTTTAATTTCAGGTCTTTTTTCTGACACATATTTCATACATGCCTCAATAGATTTAGGATCTGGTGATTTGAAAAGATTACCTGTAGGATTGTCTTTTGTCCATTCAATATAATTTTTTCTCCATCCTTTAAAAGATAAAGGTTTACATGAAACGTTAATAATAAATGTTTCTTTTGGATCTAATAGTTCGATGCTTGTAGTTTTGCCAGATCCAGACTCTCCTACAATTAATATTCCTTGTGCCATCTATTTTTTATTTATTTCTTGAATTAATTTATTTAACCATTTTTTTTGTGAAACTGGTAACTTCCATTGAATAGCTGCATGATCTCTAATGGTAAGCTTAGACATTAATGCATCTTCCAATTCATCTTCTGTTTTATAAATCTCTTCGTCAAAAGGAAGAGCTTGTGTTACATTTGGTTTTAAAACTTTATTTAAATCTACTTTTTCAAAATCTTCCAAAGGTACAAAATATTTACTGTATTCTCCAAACTGACCCGTGTAAGATTTGCTAAAATATTCGTTAATACATTCTACATTTCCTCTAAACTTATAAAGAGTTCTTTCAGAATCCTTAGGAGACATATCATCATTTATAAGCTCCATATAAAAAACGGGAGCTGTAAGTTCTTTTTTGTATAAAGAAACATGAATCTCATTGTTCCAAGTAAACATTGTACGTGGTTGAAAAAGTGGATTTATTTCCCCTAACATATCAAATGCAGGTTGATGATATTTTTTAATTTGTTCATTTACTATCTTCCTATCATCTGAAGTAATAACTGTTTTTGTTGATAAGCTCATTATGGTATTTTTTTAAACATTATTTTATTTGTGTTTGGTGTTGGTGCTTCTTGCACTTCAAAATATTTAAGTTCTTGTTTAAAGAACAACATACATTGTTCACCAAACCTATTCTTAATAAGATGAAATACCACCATACCGTCTTCAACTTTAATTTTTTCAGGACCATATTCGGATATACCCATTAAATCTGGTCTGTTTATTAGAATTACAGCATCTGCATTTTGCATTAATGCATCTGCTCCAAACAAATCAGAAGATGTTGGATAATTACCTACAGTACCAGATTGTCTTCTAGTGTGATCTTCTATTGTTCTATTCATTTGAGAAAGAACAATAAACATACTATCTGGTATTTTTTTCTTAAGACCTACCATTTCACTAGAAAGATTATACAATGCTTCTATTTGACTTACTTCATCTATACTTTTTTTGACAAGAATAGAATGATCTAAAGTCACAATAATAGGTTTTTGTACAGCAGCATAAAATCTTAAAACTTCTCTTGAAAATTCTTTAGCTGTAAGAGGGTCTGTAATATAGTATATCTCATCATTACATTTCTTATTGTAATAGTTTTCTATGTCTTGTATTTCAGTGGGAGAAAGTTTATCGGTAGGATGAGCACTGAATATCTTTTTCATATCCATGCTTAGAGGTTTAGTTAATTCTCTTGCACCAATTACTCTATCACCCATTTCAAACTGAAAATTTAAAACAGCAAATTCTTGTCCAGGATTATTAAAATGTGCCATATTAGTGATTTGACTCACTACACTTGTTTTACCCGTACCCGGTCTACCGCCAATAATGTAAATACTACCCCACTCAAGACCATCCATTAAAACATTATTTAATTTAGACCACGGTGTTCTTACAGAACGTATAACACCAGCTCTTCTTTTCTTGATATAATTAAGAGTCTCTGCTCTTATATCTGATACATGTCTCCATTTTTTTATTATTTGTTCTTGTCCATTCATATTAATATATTTTATACATATTTACGTCTGTTCTGTCAGATGGATTTTCACCATTTTCTATTCTCTCATAATATTCTAATATGGGGTAACTATTAATACCACTTCTTTGCACCATAATAAAGTTTGAAGCTTTATATATAAATCTTTCTTCTCTTGTCTCTGAGAAATACAAAGCTGTTGCGTTTATTAGTTTATTCCAATTAAGTCCAGGGTTTTCTAAAAATAGTTTTGAAAATTTAGCTTTAATTTCTGATGGAGATGCTTTTTTGTTTTTAGGAAAATATTCTCTAAATTCAGCTATATATGTAAGAAAATCAGGTCCCATTAAACTTTCTAATGCCGTAGATTTTTTTTTCCTAAATATTGTGCTAAGATTATCAAGAGCAACTTCAGCTTTGTCTGTAATTTTAAAACTTTCATTTAAAAATCCTGATTTTTGTAATAATAACACTTCATGTTTGGTGTTATATAATATTCCTATTTTTATATTATTCTTACAACAAAAGAGGATGTAATGTTGATTTGGAGTCAACTGGTTTTTTAATAGGTTCGTATAATACTCTAATTCCATTCTCGTAATATTTATTTATATATGATATAATAACTTTATATTTATTAGTAAATTCTTCATCTGTATTTATATATCTGTCAAACTTTTTCCATCCGTTTAGTATTGTAGAGTGGTCTTTTTTAAAATACTTACCAATTGTTATAGATGTATAACCTGATTTTTTAGCAATATGAAAAAATATAAATCTAAGATCTATCAATTCTCTTTTTCTGCATTTTACCCTAATATTGCTGTATTTATCAAATATTTCATCAGGAATATGCATGTTTATAATTAATTCTAATTCATTAAGGGATAGTAGTTTATTCATTTTATTTTTATATATTTTAACATTTGGTAGTTTATTTTAAATATTTTTAATAGTTCTTCTTTTTTGGATTAAAAAATTGTATTACATAGTCTTATTTGTGATGATTATTTTGTATATTAATAGTATATTCCTTTATTTATTTAATTCTGCAAATATATTTATAGATGATAACACCTAATGAAAAATCTATTCTTAGTACAGTTAAGACATGGTTATTTCCGTCAATTATGAGTTTTTTAGCAATAATTCTTTATGATGATATTAAAGAAATTAAATCAGATGTTAAAAGTCTGTTAGCGCAAACAGCTGCTGACCATGTAGAAATTATTAATTTAAAATCTCAAGTAGAAAATTTAAACAATAAAGTTTTTGCATATAATAAAAGTAACAATGACAGACCATATGTTCCAGATACTTTTAATAAGGTTTATGCTGCATTAATACAAGATAATAAAAATGAAAAAAGAGAGTATGAGTGATTCTTTAAAAATATTAATTGTTTATTTATTTATATTATTAGTTATAACTATATCTTTTTCCTGCAATTCTGTTAAAAGAGTGTTAACAAATGATAAAAAATTTAACATTGTAGCAAAAGAAGTAGTTAAAAGAGGCTATTGCATTAATGATACAGTAATTGTTGATGTAGTAAAAATAGATACTATTATTCAAAATAACTACATTACAGATACTATATCTATTACTACTAAAGATACTGTTTTACCATCAGGAACTAGCATTTCTGTTAAAAATGACAAAGTTTATGTAAAATGCCCTCCTACTAAAAACATTGTTCAAACTGTTACTAAGAACAATTATATCAGAGATGTTAAATTAGAATCTATATTAAAAACAGAAATTACTCAAAAAACAGATAGTATTAAAGAATTAAAAATAGATATTAAAGATAAAAAAGTAACAATAACTAAAGAAAGAGCAAAATTTTATATATTATTATCAATAATTGCTATATCTGTTATTCTTTATGTAATTAATAAATTTAAAAAATTATACTAATATGAATTTTAAACAATGGATAGTTGATTTATTCAAAGATGAAAGAGGATCTACATCAGTTAAACCTGTAGTAGCATTTATTGGAACATTATTTTTATGTTTAACTATGACATTAAATAGTTATTCACATAAAGATTTTGAACCAGCAGAATCATTAGTTAATGCTGTTTTAGTTATCACTGCTATTGGCATGGGTGCTGATACAATAGATAAATTTACTAAAAAATCAAACAATACAACTGAAAATAATGGCAACACAATCTAGAAAAACCCCGGTGAAACCTAAAAGTACTGTTAAAGAAACAGTTGAATCAGCTAAAGATGCTGTAAAACTTCCTGTTAGTTTTAATCAATTTAGAAAATACCCTGTAGCTGCTGTAGCTTTTTTATGTATTATTGGTATAGTTTACATATATAAAGATAAAGAAAAAGCAGAAGTTAAAGGAATTGACAATTGTATAGAAACTACTGTAAAATTAGAAAAAAAAATAGATTCTAAAGATTCTATTATAATAAATTTAATAACCCAACATGCTATAATCAATGCTACAAAATAAAATAATACTAGTTGTTAGTATAATAATATTGTTTATTGCTATTACTACTGCAATAGGTCAAAACCCTTCAACTAAAAAAGCTAAATCATTTAAAACTATAAATATTGATAGTTTAGTAAAAATAACAACAGAAAAAAATGAAAAAACAATTACAAAAAGAATTAGTACCCTTAAAAATGCTGAAAAAGCTGTTGACAGTCTCTCCAGTGTTGTTACCATTCTTAAAAAAGAAAATCAACAATTACATGAAAGCATTTCTAACATTAGTATGCCTGATACTGTTGAGCAATTTAAGTTATTGCCAATATCCCAAGACTAAAGTTATTGACGGTCAACAAATTGTAATGCTTACTAAAACACAAGCAGATGATATTAACAATAAATTTGTTAAATTTATTACTATAATAGATTCTCAAAAAAAAGAATTATTAAAACCTGTAATAGTAGATACTGTTGTAGTTATTCAAGAGGATACAGCTGTAGGTATGTGTAAAGCATATTATGAAGGCAGACTAAAAGAATGTTATAATATTAACCGTGGTTTATCTAAATGGTTTGAAGAAACTAATAAAACTGCTATGTTTCTAGATACCTGTAATTACAGAACTTTTAGAAGAAAATACAAAGAATTAAAAAAGATTAGAAAAAATAGATACAATTAATTATGTTATTAAAAAACGGATCAAAAGGAGAAGAAGTTAAACAACTTCAAACAAAATTAGGTTTAGCTGCTGACGGTATATTTGGCAATGGTACAGAAGCTAAAGTAAAAGAATGGCAAGCTGCTAATGGATTAACTGCTGATGGTATAGTAGGTGATGTTACATGGTCTAAAATGTTTGGAACACCTGCACCAGTTGCAGCTTCAATTGTAATACCTGTTTCTAGTTTTAAGTTAGCTAATTTAAAAGGACATATTCCTGATGCAGTAATTGCACAAATACCTGATACTGCTGCTAAATTTAATATAACTAATCCTTTAAGACTTGCTCATTTTTTAGCACAATGTGGACATGAATCAGCTGGATTTAAAGCTGTATCTGAAAACTTAAACTATTCAGCTGATGGTTTAGTTAAAATATTTGGTAAATATTTTAATTCTACTACAGCTGCTGCATTTGCACGTCAACCTGAAAAAATTGCAAATAAAGTATATGCTTCTAGAATGGGTAATGGTCCTGAATCATCAGGTGATGGTTGGAAACATAGAGGTAGAGGATATATCCAATTAACCGGTAAATCAAATTATACATTATTTGATGCAACAGTAGAAGATAACATACTTGCAAATCCAGATTTAGTAGCAACTAAATATCCTTTAGCTTCAGCAGCATTCTTCTTTGATTCTAATAAACTTTGGTCTATTTGTGACTTAGGTGCATCAGATGATGTTGTTACTAAAGTTACTAAAAGAGTAAATGGCGGGGTAATAGGAATTAATGATAGAATACGTCATTTTAAACAATATTATAAACTTCTTCATTAATGAACTATCAATCAAAGCATATAAAAGGAGTTCCTTATTTTGCAACATCTAATAATGTAAATCAAGTTATTAATATGCTTGATCAACTTATTTTTGATTTGCAAGCAGAGCTTACAGCTTTGAGTAATTCTTCATTATATATTGGTAGTAATGTTGCTTTATTTCCAACTAGCGGTATTACCATTAATAAATTAGGAATAGATACATCTACAAGAAAACTTTATTCTTTTAATGGAGTAACCTGGAACCAGGTAACTATTTCTAATGATGGTAACGTACCAGTAAATGTAGTACCACCTACGATAATTGTAGATGGAGAAATATTAATAGGTGCTGTTGGAGGTGTAAAAGAGAACGGAACATGGACTAGCGATACAGGAATAATAAGCTATGAGTATCAATGGTATAGAGATGGCATTAAGATAGACGGTGAAATTTATGATGTGTACAAAATAGCTATTGATGACGTTGATACTAATTTAACTTGTGAAGTAATTGCAATAGATTCAGATGGCGCTAGTTTACCTGCTAGGAGTAATGAAATACTAATTGCAACAGTTCCAGAATCTGAAGCACCACCTTCAATTAGTGGAGTTCTAATAGTCGGTCAAGTACTAACAACTGACGATGGGGTATGGGGTGCAGTAGGCGCAATAACATACAGCTATCAATGGAAACGCAATGGGAGTAATATCGTAGCCGAAACAGCATCAACATATACATTAATAGAAAGAGATGCAGGGAAATATATAACTTGCGAAGTTACAGCTACTACATTAGCAGGTTCAGCAAGTGCCACAAGTGATAGCGTATACATCAATGAGATATAACATAGGATTTCATACAACATATACTTTGATTTACTAATGACTGAAATTAGGAAAATAATTAAAGAATGGCTGAGAAGTTTTAGTAGTTTGGATTTATGTTAAGCAAAAAATGTATTTATCCATTTTCCAAAGTCTATTGAGGGGTATTTACATCATAGATTACATCGGCAGTGCGTAAGATTAACACATATATTCTAATGAAACTAATTGAGGGAAAAGCAAAAAATAGTATTAACAAAATTTTCTAATAGAATATGAAAGTAAATATTGAATGCGATGAAAAAGAAGCTATCCTAATGCTTTCGGCAATGGATTTATTACCAAGATTGCACACTATTAAAGAAAGAATTAGGCGGTGTTTAAAAGACGATACAACGGATTTAATTTATGAATGTGTTGCTGACATCGATGAATTATTGGTGAATTTAGAATAGTTGTTTTATATTTGCAATATTGGCTAATGTGAAAAACTGCAATGTAGTACTAGAACTACACGTTAAAAATAAAATAGTTCAGAGCAGGAGTGCTGATGCTACATTAGTTTTTTTGACAACCCTATATTCTCCGTAGTATAGACCTGCTCCTTCTGGGAGCTTTTTTTATATGCAATTGGGTATAAAAAGATAGTATTTTCCTATTTCGTACCCTTTAGGTATAAATGTATGATATACTAATCATTAAGCCTTATTTTAACCCTTATTGCATGATATTTCGTACAACTGAAATCCGAACTATAATAAGGGTTTAGGGTATTTATTAGGATATTTATCCATATTTGGCAACAAATACGAACTATAATTCGGTTATGGTTTCTTACTTTCTAATTGGTAATTGTACGCACGAGTTATAGCGGTCAAGTGTTCTAGGTATTTCTCAATGCGTATTTTCTCAGCAAGTGCTTTTAAATATTCTTGTTCACTTATCATAAGGGTGCAAAGATATACTATCTTTGCATTATATTAAAATGACGTTTAGATGCACTATGTGTATCAGTCACAACCTAACTTAAATGTTAGGTTTTTTTTTGCAATATAAAATATTCGTATTAGATTTGTGGGACTAAAAACTAAATAATATGACATACATGCAACTCAAAACGGATGATGATATTAAGCATATCCTTAACCAACTTCCACAAAATAAAAACTATTTTAATAACGCATGGTCGCATTCGATACTAAACGATGCACCTAATAAAAAAGAGTTTATCATCAAAGCTTTACAAGTAGCCTTAGACGAATACACCGAAACTAAGGCAAGTACCAAAGGAGGGAAGATAGCGAGGTTTATAGCTAGAATTGCAAGTGTATTAAGTAAATTTGTAAAAATATTAAAGCGTAAAGAAGGGGGAAAATAAGTCCCCCTTTGTTTATTTAACAGCTGTACCATTTATTCCAATGTTATAAATATCTTGACCATCAAATGAAATTAATTGTTTATTATTAAGATAACTTTCCATGATACTAGAATTTGCTCTAAATCTTGGGTTTCCAATTCCTACAAAATATACTTTTTCTGAATATTCATTAATATAGTCTTCTGCATCAGTAATTACAATACAATTTTCATCTTCTTTTATTGCATGTTTAATTACATTGCTTAAAGATGTTCCACCAGTAGGTTCAATAAACAATATATTGTTTACATCGTTGTTTTTTAATTGTTTAACTTTGCTGTTAAAAGTATACACCGATTTTAATATATCCATTTCTTTTAATTTAAAAACTAAAGCTTTGCAAAAATCAATTCTTGAAACCTCATCTAAAATTATATTGCTCATAGAACCTGAAATATCTATATAGATATTAATTTTACCTAACTTTTTTACATCCCTGATTTGAAGATCTTCAATAAATAAATTTTTAAATTTAGGATGTAACATTTCAAATTCAATTAGTTCACTTGCAATTGGATTATTTATAAATTCATCATAAACATATTTTTCTTTACCTTTAAAATAAGAAATACTTTTATCTAAAATCTTTTTTACAAAAGGTTTAATACTTGTAGAATTACAACTTATTTCTTTAAGTTTTGATTTAATTTGTTCTAATTCTTTAGGATTAAATTTATTAGAATCAGTAATATTATAAAGCATTTTATTCCATTCTTCTTCTATTTCTTCTTTGCTCATTACTTGATCGATGTTATTTACAGTTTCTTTAGCTTCATTAATTAAATTATTTAATAAGTGTTCATCACTTTCAATCAATTTTTCTAAAGAATTTTCGTTAGTTGCTCCATTTATATTATTAGATAGATTTTCATTATTTTGCTCATCTTGTTTATCATCTTTGTTGTTTTTTTGTTGTTCTTGACTTTCTTGTTGATTTTGTTTACTATTATTATTATCTTTCTTTTGCTCACTTTTATTATTAAGATTATTCATCGTTTCTTCAAATGCTTTTTTATCTGTGTATTTAAGTTTTGCTAAAATATACATATAATATTGCATTATGTTTTTACAAAATACCATGCTTTTAACATGATTATCATTAGTAATAACTTTTAATACAGATTCATTAGCTCTATCTAAAAACTTAAATTTGTTTTTATTAAAAACTTCTCTATCTTCATATTTAAGTTTATGATTTACTGTATAATATTGATTAAAAATATCTCTTTGAATTTCTTTTGGAAACTTTAAATATATTTCTTTCATTGAATTTTTAAATTCAAGCACATTTATCTTATCATTTCTTTCGCTGTTAAATTGATTTATTTCTGCATCAATATTAGAAGATATATTTTGAGAATTCATAAATGTGATAGAAATATTTTTATCTAAAATAGTTTCGTCAATAGAATGAAGATAAGGTTTGATTAACTCATTTTTTTTAAAATAATTAACACCTGAGAACTTTCTTGTTGTTACGGTATTTATAGTTCCACTTTTTACTTTTTCAAATATAGTGAACATACTTTTTAACTTTGCCATAAATAAATTTAAATTAAAAAAGGAGAGGGTAAAATCCCTCTCCTTTCTATTTGTTAATTAATAAAAAATATTAAAAGGGTAGTTCTACTCCTTCTGCCATTTCTGGTAATAATTCTTGAATATCAGTACTTGTATTTTTCATAGGATGATTGTCAAGTACATAAGACATTGCTGTTTCTATTTCTTCAACATCTAATTGGTTAATTGTACCATTAAATGCGTGCCCACTGATAAGACCTTCAATTTCTACAATAGCTTGATTTAATGTTTCAGCATTATTATAGCTTTGAAGTGTTTCAATCTTATTTAAAATACTTTTTAATTCTGGTGAATATAATATATTTTGTAAATCAGAAGCAACAGAATTATTAATAAGAATAGATGCCACTTTAATCATAGCTTTATCTGTACTTATATTCCAAATAAAACTGACTGCTTTAACTAATTTTGGTACAAAAGTTAGTGTTCTATCTGAAAGATGGGTATATGCAACTGAAAGAAATTTCTCTAATTTACTCACTGGAATATTTACCGTTTCTATTTCTTGTGGTGATGGAATTCCAATTTGTATTTTTGCAGTATATTTCTTGTCGCCTGCTGAATAATATTTAAACATTTCACCAGCACTAATTCTTGATATATTCATCTTTAAAATAAATCTATCCCAAAAAGGACTATCAATTTCTTCTTTAGGTATTTCATTACACGTAGCAACAAACAATTTCCATTTACACGGAATTTTATGTTTACCATTAAAAAGAAATCTCTCATTCATAACACCTAAGAGCGAATTACGAATATTAGAACTTGCTTTATCCACTTCATTAATAACAGCAATATCTGCTGTAGTGATAGGAGCAATTATTTCATATTTGTTTTCTGTAAACAATTTCTGAAGATCGGGCATACCTTTTACTTCTGAACTTTTAGTACCTTCATCAGTTTCTAGAATATAAAGTTTATTAATAAAATCCTGATTAGTTACAGCAGCACTATCTTTTTGAAGCCATGCTTTTGAATATTCAATAACAGTTTTTGTTTTACCAGTGCCTGGTTTTCCAATTAATAAGATAGGCATTCCTGTACATTCAGCTAACGCTAACATTTTAAATACTTCCTCTTTATTAATAAGAGAAGTATCAATATTTCTTAATTCAGCAACTTTATTTTTTGTTAATTTTTTAATTTTACTTGTTGACATTGCGTTAATAATTTAAATTGTAATTTATTTTTTGTATTTAGCTTTTAGGGTATCTACTATTTCTTTTAGTTCATTTATAGCTTCTTGAGGAACAGATGTACTAAAAGATACAGACCTTGATGTATAGATGGTTTTTCTACCGGCTCCAGGTTTACGTTTCTTTGCCACTTTAATTTGTGGTTGTTTATTTTCTTGATTAATGTTTGAATTTTGAAATACTACTAATTCCATGTTTTTAATTTTAAATGTTAAGGAATAAATCTGATTCGCTAGAATTAATAATTTCTGCTTGTGGTTCTTTAACCTCTTTAATATATATAGTTTCATTTTCTAAATCATCAATAATGTTAAAGATAGTGATGTTTGGTTTAACATCTGACAATTTAGGATGTTTTTGAATCATTTTAATTTGCAATTCATTTGCAGCATATTTTTCTTGAATAGACCCATATCCAACATCTTCATGTTGTAACCATGTATGTCCATTTTGCAAATCATTTAATAGTTCTGACAGCTTGATGTCAATTTTTTTTGTGTTCATTGTGTTAGCCATTTAATTGGTTTTAAATTGTTTGTTATTAAATACTCGTTACATTTATTAAAACAATCATTGCAATCCCATTGCTCATTATTGCCATAAGCGGCTGATGCAGGATGAGATGCTTTTATAATAAAGTGTTTTTCCTCGTCAATCATATCTTCATATTCTTGTGCTCTTTTACCTAAAAGTATAAATACCAGTTTATCTTTCTTATGATTTAGTGTATCTACTGCATAGTTTATAAAACTTTCCCATATTTCATAATGAGATGCTGACTTACCAATTTCACATGTTAAAGCAGTATTAAGAAGAAGTACACCTTGTTTAGGTAAGTGTCCAAGACTAGGATTTAAAACTTTAGGTATTTCTAATTCAGGATAAACAGTTTCGTATATACTTTTAAGAATATATTTAAGACTCATTTGTGGTTTAGAAATATTCTCACAACAAAATGCAACACCATTGGCTACACCAAATTGATTGTACGGATCTTGACCTAATATAACTACTTTTGTATCTGTGTATTTAGAAGTTTCAAATGCTTTAAATACATTTTTAAGTGGGGGTGTAAATCTTTTACCTTCTTGTTTTAATTTATATAACTTATTAATAATTTGTGTAAAATCATCACTAAGAATAAAAGAGTTTAAGGGCCACTCTGAACCATCTAAATATTCTATAAATTTAGATTTTATTTCATTTAAATTTGGAATTTCTGAATTCATTTTATAAATTTGTAAAAAAATAATATAATGTCTAATAAACCAACCTTTATTTCAATGTTAGAAGATGGTAATAAAACACCCTTTCTAAAAAAAGAAGCAATTGTTCCAATAGAAATTGGAACAGGATACCTTCAACAAATAGCATCAATTATTCCTGTTTTGTTGGAGGGTAAATCTCAAGATGATCTTAATAAGATTGAAGAATTAATTCAAGAAAAAAAACAATTAGAACCTTGGATGGCAGCTATTGCTTCTTTACAAGTTCTAATTAAAACTGTTTTCGAAAAAGCATATGATATGGAGCTTGTAGAATTTAAAGATACTGAAGAAGCTATGAAAGAAGAAATATTTAAACCTGAAAATTAACTTTTCTACCTATTTCTTCTAGAGTTGTAATAACCATAGCCAACTCTTCTTTAGAACATTCTCCAAAAGACTTACAAATCAACTTGTCGAAGCTGGTATAACACATACCAGCTTCTTCTTTTGTGTACATTTTCATTTCTTCAAATGTATATCCTGTGTGATTAGCTAAAGACCTAATCATTGCGTGGATTTTAGCTAATTGTGCTAATGAGCCAGAATTAGATTGTATGTCAATATAATATTCAACAATACTTCCTTCTGGAATATTATCAACATACATTTGATAAATCTTTTTTTGCGCTTCATTAATACAAACAAGCTTTCCATTTTTTTTTATAAGTTTTGAAAATAATGATTTTGACATTTTATTAATATGTATAAATTTTAAAATTTATATTATTTTTTAACTTATCAAGAAAATAACGTCCAGTTTCTTCTGGAATAAAAGACACTTTACTTTCTATTGATTTTATATCAGATAATACATTAACACTTTCACCATTATTACTTGTTCCTATAATTAATCCATAACCAAATAATGGTTGACCAAAATTATTAAAATAAAATGCACCTTTATAATCATCATTATCAATAAGTAATCCTTCATCATCAATGTACAATGTATCCAAATTATCTAATATAATAGGACATGTAAAAAGTTCGCAGTCTAGATGTTTATAAATACTCTCAAGTGTATTATCAATATCAACATATGATATTGTTTTATTTAACGAATCAATTTTAATTACTTGCATATAGTTTTAATTTTAGTTTTTAATAAATAAAAAATGAATAAAAAAATTCTTCTGTTTGCATTGGAAATTTCCACTAGGTTTAGATATCTACTGAATCCCAATATACCTCATAAATTTCATTTTTGTTGTATGGTTTTTGTGTTATATAGACGTCTATTCTATTTACTAAATGTAATCCGTTTAGTAAAACTAAATCATTATCATCATTTTCTACTAAAGTCCAAACTCTATTTTCTAATAGTGCTTTTTCTAAAATGATTTTCTCATTATGATTGACAATTTTTGGATGAAAATCTTTATATGATTCTCCTTCCATAATTGGGATAAATTCATCATCCCATTCCTCTACTTGTAACTTAATCATTTTTTAATTTTACCAAGATGATTGATAATAAAAATATTCATTTTCTTTTTCTTTTAATAAAGGCTCTAATTGATTAATTGTATTATTTATATCTTCTAAATAATACTCATTATAATCAGTATCACCAAAGAAACAACCCATTTGTGATGGAAGTAATTCTTGTGCAACTTTTGTATTTAAATAAGAATTAGTTTTAGAATCATAAGAAGATTCTAAACTTTCTTTTACTTGTTTACAAACATCAATTAATTTTTTAATATCATTAATGTTTATATAATATTCTTTACAATCATCTACACCATCTTGAATATTATCAACAAACCATTTATGAATAGCATTTGCTTTTCTCCAATATGCTATATTTTCTATAATATATGTAATTCTTTCTGGTTGAATATTTTTATTTATTTCACCACCTTTTTTAATTATAATTTCATATTTTTCTTCATAAGACATACGTGGCCAATTTTCTACATATGTTTTTTTTGTAAGATA